ATCTTCTTCCCATTCGATCTCTAGACTATTACCCTCAGCATTTTCTGGAAGATCTGGATTCATAACAAACTTATGACTCTTTACGATAGACTCTTTTTCAGCGATAACATCATCGTATCTTTGGGAGATAAAGTCTCCTGGATATCGTGGGAATGATAGCAGTGCAACCTTCCCAAGATCTGGGAAACGAGAATCTACTGATGCACGAAACGCCTTGTAAATATTATCAGCAGTTTTACCTTGGTCGTTTCCAGTTGCAACCTCCTGAGCAAAGCCAGAAATCTCGTCAAGAACAGCTAGAAGAAGGTTCAGTCCCTCATGGCTCTCTCGTTCTGAGTGACCAGAGTAAACCGTAATGGCATGATCAAACTCAATCGAGTCTGCCTTAGCATAGAATCGACCAGCAAACCAGGGAGAACGCTCAATCTTATTCTTGAATCCTTTAAAGAATACGTTCTTAGCCTGCTGTGCATTGATGGCTACGTTAATGATATCGATAGCATCGCCAGAAGGCTTACCAAAGTATCTTGCTGGATCTTTCAAACATAAAAGCTTATACACAATGTATGCACAAGCTACTGTTGATGTGAAGTCTTTTCCACTACCCTTGCCAAGCTGTAGGATTACCTCATTCTTTGTGTACTTCTTGTAGTACCTTGTTCCTTTTTCGGCACCGAGCAGTTCTACTAAATCTTCAAGCTTATAGATTTGGCTCATGGCCTCAACGATGTCGTACTGAGTTTCAGAAAGTGGTGGCTGACCCAGGAAGTCTTCGCCCTCTACAAACGTCTTAGCGTCTACTGGACGCTCGTTAAAGTTGTCTGCCTTTAGAACTTCAAGGAACTCACTGAACATCTCTGACAACTGTGATTACCTCACTCTCTTTTGCCACATTAGAAAGTCTACGCATAATCTCGTCACGCACCTGTGGGTATTCAGAGGCAATGTCTTTTAGAATATTTACAAGGACCTCTTGCTTCCTTTCGATCTCTAGCATTTCCTCAGCAAGCTCTTTGTTCTCAAGGAGTCCTGCCTTCTGTAGCATTTCAATACGTCTAGACTCGATGTCCAGCACCAACTTAATTCCTGCATTCTTTGCACTAAGATTAGCAGTTGTGGTTGCGTCGTCAATAACTTCATATGCTTTTTGAATTAGTTTAGTATAGTGTGTATCTGCAGCAACGAGTGCCTCTTTTGCACGAGCACGAATAGCTGCATTATCTGCAGCCATGTACTGCCACTCCTTAATATGTGCAACGACCTTTTGCCTTGGAATGGAAAGTTCTTTAGAGATTTGGGTAGGGTCGTTACCCTCCAGGTACTTCCCTACAACCTTGTTTACTTCATCAAGGTGTTCAACTATCTTCTGTTCGTCTGACACGTTTCTTCCTCCTTACAGGGAGCTTTTTAACACGATCAATGTAGAAAGCACGGAAAGCACCAATTTGACCTTTGTTCATTTCTCTACACTCAATCCAGGAAACGCCAGTCTCGACATTTGTTGTAAGAGAGGTAAATGTAAAAGTGGTGCCATACTCACCCATAATCTTAATAAGTTCACCAGCAGTAATTGTTTTGCCATTTGGCAGTACCGCTTCATATTCACGGCTAAATTCAACTGGAGGCTTGGTTGGCTTTCCATAAATAACCTTACGAGGACGACCCATTATTCTCCTGCCAATCTTTTAATTTCATCATTAATATAAAATACTGCTTTTTGTAAATCTTCAACTTGCTTTGTTCTAATCGTTTTATTTGAATCCTCTTTGAGTCCTGCTCGCCAAAGATACTTGATAGCATTGCCAACATTAAAATTGCGGTGGCGTGTAATATCAATACACTCCACACCAGAGGGATCAGAGGTATAGTGCTTTGGGTGATTAACCATATCAATCTCTTGATTGAAAGCATTCGCCATCTCATAGTATTGTACAAAAAGTTCTTCGTTTGATATACCCATTATCGTTTTGATTTCCTTAATCCAAATTTAGCAAGGTAAACGTAGATTGTTTCAACTGATACACCGCACTCTTTAGCAATATCTACTGGTGCCTTACGATCTACGTGGTAGCGTTTACGCAACCAATTCTCATTCATATACAGTTTACTAGCCATTGGCAGTTTTGTCAACCTTCTCCCAATTATTAATAGCCCAATGACCTATAGCAATTGCATCAGCAACATCATCATCACTAACAGATTTGTCATAATAGGCATTAACAAACTTAATTGTTTTCTGTTTTCTAAATTCTCTTTCACGAGCCTTGTACCATGCAACAGACTTTCCTGGATTGGCATCTGCCATTTCCTTCTTCTCAATTTTAGTAAGAATTTTGTTTCCAATAAAGCTTTGCCATGTTATAGGATTAACCGATCCAGCAACAGGAATTTTGTTTATTCCAGCTGCACCCAGGATTGCTCCTTGCACTAGTGCTAGATCAGCCACTGTCTTTGGGCTGTTCATGAAGACTGTATGCTCAATTACAATTGTGCTACCGCCTACCTTTTCAAGAAAAACAGATAGCTTTCTTGATGCATCCTGAACCTTTTGATAAACAGTCTTGCCCTCAAAATTTATCTTGCCATGCATAATAAGCTTTTTATCTTCGAATACTGCAAACGCTATGCTGTTTGTACTTGCATCAATTGACAAAAGCTTTTTAGGTGGCTGATTAATCAAGCTCAAGTTTACCATTTGCAATGCCCTTCATTTGCTTTAAGATTTTGCTAACTTCTTTTTCGTCAACGCTACACTTAGAGCAAATCTTATCTTCATTATACATTGAAAGATTGCCACCGCAAGAAGAACACTTCCTGGGCCTCTTGGCTCTTGCCTCAATCTTTCTCTTCTGATACCTTATTGCAATATTGTGCTTGGTTGCACTGTCTCTGCAAGTATCTGAGCAATAAATTTTGTATGATATTTTTGTTTCAAACTGTGTATCACACCATTGACAATGTTTCATCGATAAGCTCCAAAGAAGATATTTTTACGTCTCCCTTGCCAGCATCTGCACAAACCTTTGACAGAGGACAGCTCTTGCAAATCCTTGAGTTGGATCGATAGTTCTTTTGAGGCAGGGTCTTGTTTTCCCATGCCTTACGAACATTACGCATCCACTCAAATGTATTATTCACCCACTGAATATAGTAATCATTTACTTCAACAGGAATTACCAATAGTTCATGGTTGTTCTTGTTTTCATAAATAAGTACCGCCTTTTGCTTTTTGAGAATCTTCATATAAATAAGAAGCTGAATCAGGTGTCCTGTCTTTGGCTTTCTATTTAGCTTGCGATACTCAAATCCTTCGTTCATCATTGTCTTGATTTCACCAAGAAGTTCTTCTCCTTGCCAATCAAGCATTACGTCACCATATCCAAAGATTGGTGGATCATTGTTCACAATCTTGAACTCTGAATCAATTAGGAAGCCTGCGTCTTCCATTGCCTTTTGAATACGCTCATGGCTCTTAGTACCATTAGTCATATTGGCACCTGCAAATGCATCTGAATTGTCTTCGAATGTACCGCCCTCAAATGCAAGATACCAGTAGCGAGCACACTCACCATGCCCATATGCAATTGTTGATGGTGCAAATGTCTTCTTCTGCTGGTGTCGTGGGCCACGGTTAGCGGTATATCCAGACTTAATCTTTTCAATTAACTCGTCTGGATTAATGCCAGAGCCGTCAACAATCTTGGTGTCTGGTGGTGTTTCCATGACTTGGTTTAGTAAATTTTTCATAATCATATTTAGCGAGTAATATACTTCAGAGCTGCGACCAAATCATTGATTGCTGTGGCTGCTGTATAATAGATATTCTTCTTCGCTCTATCTCCCTTGTCTACGTTGGTAAGCCAAGTTGCCTTGAATGACATCTTGGCAGCAATTGCCTGTAGTCGAACAATTTCGACTGTGGCAACTTGCAGAGGAATATCTGGTTTAATAATTAGTTTTGCGATCATAGTAAGTGCCTCTGTGAGTTCATCGTCTTCCATGAAGTCAGCAATCTCACTTAGACCGTTTACCATTTCTATGGTTGTTTTTGTTTCCATTATATCTAGTATACCTTATCCTCAACCATTTGTTCAAGTAGTGAAAGCTCTATCACAGCTAATCTAGTTTTTTGTTCACCATCACCAATAACTACAATGATTGCTGGGTCGAGCTTATTCTTAACTGCATCTGTTGTAGCCTTGGCCCACACCTCTCTGTTGAGTGTGAATGACTTTCCTACCTCTTTAAAGTCTACACAGAAGTTATGCCATGTTGCATCACCCTTCTTTGTATTTCTACCAGAGTTTTTATGTTGGCTTGCACCAATACGCTTACTCTCGTTCTTCTCGCTCATAATCTTTCTTGTCTTTCTTTGTCTGAAGGCTGACCTCAGTCAGGTGCTTGTTTGGACACATCCAAGATAGCATACGCATTCCTGGATAGCTACGAATAGTTTTTGATTCCAGTTCGCAGGTATGACATGGAAAAGTTCCTGGGTAAATATTATACTTAGCCATTTAGCTGATCCTCGATAGACTTGCGGTAATCGTCATTCTCCCGAACATATGTGATGAATGCGTCACGACCCTGGACCTTCTTATCCTCTGACACAACATACCATGCACCTGTACGAGTTACAATACCAGCAAGTTCTGCTGTGTCTACAAGGTCTCCAATTGCGTCTACCCCAACGAATGGTCCACGGAAATAGAAGTCGTACTCACCAGACTGGAAGCCTGGAGATGTCTTGGAGAACTGAACTTCCCAGCGAACCTTTCGACCAATCTTTTCTTCAATTAGCTTGTCTCCTACTGGGATCTTGCCCTTGATAGCCTGATTGTCTGATTCTGAAGAGAACAGCTTGATAACAGTAGAGGAGTAGAACTTCGTTGCCTGACCACCTGTAGGCTGCTGTGAAGTGTACATAGCAGAGATGTTATTGCGACTCTGACTAATTAGCACAAACAGTGTTGGCTTTGGCTTGTTGTTAGAATAGTTAATCATCTTCCATGCATTGCTAAAGTCTCGTGACTCAGCACCGATCTGCTTTGTGTTTTCAAGCTGCTTAAGCTCATCGGAGTCCTTTTCAAAGTAGATGGCAGGAAGTAGCGAGGTAATTGAGTCAACTACAACTAGGTCTACACCTGCTTGCATTAGCTTTGTGCCTAGGTCTACCATCTCATTGATGGTACGACATTGCGAGACTATAAGCTTTGTTGTGTCTACCCCAAGACGCTCAGCCCACTTCTTATCGTAAGACATCTCAGCATCGATCCATGCACAGACCTTGCCCTCTTTCTGTGCAAGACCAATCATCTGCAAACACATTGACGACTTGGCTGAAGACTTGCTTCCCCAAATAAGAATTTGTCTGCCATACGGAAGCCCACCACCTAAAGCACGATTGAGACCATAGCTTGCTGTGGGCTGTAGGATTGTTTCTGGCATCTCGTCACCAACAAATAGTTGCTTACGAATCTTTGGGTCAAGTTTTGCCATTACCTCTTCTACTGTCATCATCAGAATCTTACCCCATGCTTTTCTGGTCGTGACTTGTTAAGATTAGTCTTGTTTGCAAATGCGTGGTCCAGGGAGACACGAGTGTATCCATGCTCAACCAA